AACTTTAGATTGGTTGGTGGCGCTGAACTCGTGTTTTATGGCTTAGATAACATAAAAGAAACGGAGCAGTGCGTTATTGTTGAGGGCGAAATAGATGCTTTATCGCTTACCGAAGCCGGAGTTCACTCGGTGGTTTCTGTACCCAATGGCGCAAGCAAAGGCAGTCAGAAATTGCAATACCTCGATAACAGCTATCAGTATTTCGAGAACAAGACCGAGATCATCATTTTCACCGATAACGATGCCGCCGGTATATCGTTAAGAAATGAACTCGCTCGAAGGTTGGGGCATTACCGATGCAAATACGTTGATCATGGCGCATTTAAAGATGCAAATGATATACTAACCCAAGCTGGGGCTAAAACGCTCTTAGATACGCTTAAAAAGGCTAAGGAGTTTCCGATTGACGGCGTTCTTGATTTGGAAGCCAACTGGGATAACGTTCTTAATTTCTCAGAGCATGGCATTGCAAACTATTCGATTGGATTGGCGGAATCCGATAACTATATCAAATTCACACTTGGCGAATGGTCGGTGCTGACTGGAATACCGAACTCAGGGAAGTCAGATATATGCGATCAGATTTGCGTTAATATGGCTTTGATGCACGACTTCAGGGTGGCGATGTTCGCACCGGAGAGTTACCCCTATGAGGGCCACATTAAGCGGATCGCCAATAAAATAAACCAAACCAACTGCACCACTGAGCAGCTGAATAATTCGAAAGACTTCATAAAAGATCATTTTTATTTGGTTAAAATTGATTTGGAAAACCTAACGCTGAAAGCTATCCTCGATAAATTCAGAGAGTTAGTATTCCAAAAGGGCATTAACATTTGCGTAATTGACCCTTGGAATATGCTCGACCATTCCGCCCAAAGGGATTACAGCTACATTGGGCGAATACTTTCAGAGATCACACAGTTCTGCCAGCAGACAAACACGCACTTAATCCTGGTGGCGCACCCCCGTAAAATGCAAATGGAAAACGGGCAATATGTAATACCATCACCCTATGATATTAGCGGTTCTTCTGACTTTTTTAACAAGGCGTACAACTGCCTCACAGCGTACCGAGTTCTCGGGCAGAAAACCGAATACCAAAGCGATGCGGTACAGGTTCACGTTCAAAAAGTAAAGCGCAAAGAAAACGGGCAGCAAGGATATTTCACAGTAGCGCCGGACTTTAGAAATGGCGGAGTTTATAGATCAATAGAAAATAAAACCAGGCTCACAGTGAGCCACGATTTAGCACCTTTTTAGATATGGAAATTACCAACGAAGACAATATGGAACTAATGGCAAGGTACGAGGACAATTACTTTGACCTTGCTATTGTAGACCCACCTTATGGTATAGATTGGATGAATCAAGTAAAAAGCCCTAATAAGGGAAAAAATTGGAAACAATACGAAAACAAAGAATGGGATAAAGAAATACCCAATAAAGAATATTTTACGGAGTTATTTAGAATAAGTCAAAATCAAATTATTTGGGGAGGTAATTATATGATTGAATATTTATACTCAACTCCCTGCCTAATTATATGGGATAAAATGCAGGAGTTTAGTGGAGCAGTATTTGAAACTGCTTGGACTTCTTTTACTTCTCCATCAAAAGCATTTAGAATGTCAAGGGTAGAGGCTTATTGTAATCAAGATAAAATACACCCAACACAGAAACCCGTTAAACTTTACGAGTGGCTTCTAATAAACTACGCTAAAGAAGGCGATAAGATATTAGACACGCATTTAGGAAGTGGAAGTATAGCAATAGCTTGTCACAACTTAGGATTCGACTTAACAGCCTGCGAATTAGATAAAGACTATTTCGAAGCTGCACTAAAGAGAATAGAACAGCACAAAGCACAGCAAAGACTTTTTTAATGGAACAAATAATGGAACTGCGATGCGTTTTAGAGCAAGGCGCAATCATAAAAAACATAATGACCTCAGCGCTTATACTGGCAGCAGTCGAAGCTGCGATTGTTTTAAAATGCCTAATGAGATGGGTTTATAATTAAATTTTTAAATATGAAAAACACTTTATTTGGATTCCAACCGATTACCTCAATTTCATTTAGTAATGATGAAATAATTGAGAATATTATGCTATTGTATGATATTGACAGATTTGATTTAGACTGCACTTATTCAATAGGTCAATTTTGGGTAAACCTACCGCAACCAAGATTTAAAAGTGATCTTTTGCCTAAAAATAAAGATGTTATTGAGGCGAGCAGTGATAATTTACCATTTGAAACTGACACCTTTAAAACAATAATGTTTGATCCGCCATTTATAATAGCTGGTGATAGTTATAGTGAGAACAAAGAGGGCAGTTCTATTATGGCAAAAAGATTTGAGGGATATAAAAATTTTCAGCAATTAAAAGATCATTATCATGGCACTTTAAAAGAAACTTACAGAATTCTAAATGATGGCGGAATTTTGGTTTTGAAATGCCAAGATGTAGTTTCAGGTGGCAAAAATCATTTTACCCATTGTATGGTTATGAATATGGCTTTAAGTGTAGGATTTTATCCTAAAGACCTTTTTATTCTTATGGCAAAAAACCGCATAAATAGTTTTAATGGTGAAAAATGGAAAAATCAATTTCATGCGAGAAAGCACCACAGTTATTTTTGGGTTTTTCAAAAAAACAAATGTAGAGTAGATTATACTTTTTAGCTATGACATGGATATATCAGATCACACCGTTTATGAAAAAAGCCGAAAAGCTATGCAATGAGCGCGGCATTTATATGGAGTTAGTTATTCGTAAAGAACCACACGAGCGCGTTTACCTTCGGTATTTAGACAAAAACACCGACAAGCTATCGCCCAAGCCTTACGTTTCAAAAAAGGAGGCGGAGATGGTGATGTATAACCACTATTTAAATTTATGCGAAAAGCTGAAAATTCCTCTTTAGTATTGAAAAATTTTTTATATTTGTAAAAAGAAAATTAAGCTATGGGATTCTATAAAATGCGAGCCCTTAAAATGGCTCGAAACGAAAACCAAATCACCGATACGCAATTTGAGGTGGTGGCAAACCGTTACGCTTTTTATGAGGATAATGAATGGGAATTCGAAGTGGCGGATAACTCGGTTTACGTTGCAGATCATTACCGAGGCGAACAGATAAGATATTAAGAGTAAACTTTTTTTATAGAGTTTTTGTTTGGTTAGTTAATTCGGGAAAGGGGTGATCGATACAAGGATCGCCCTTTTCTTTTTAAAACACTTTCATGAAGCCATTTTTAGATTTATTTTTGATCGCCATGATGTTTTTGGCAGCCCTTTACATTAGCTTAGGGCTTTGGCATTTAGCCACTCAATTTGCACTTTTATTTTACTAAACAATGGAAAAGCTAAATATAGCGGCGATAAAGCCGAATGAAGAAAACCCGCGATTTATTACCGATGCGAAATTCAAAAAGCTGGTGAAGTCAATAAAAGACTTTCCGGAGATGCTTGAGGCGCGTCCTTTGGTGATTGATGAAGATAATGTAGTGCTGGGCGGAAATATGCGCTTAAAAGCGCTTAAAGCAGCTGGTATCTTCGAAATACCGGTCAAAAGAGTGAATGGCTGGACTGCCGAGCAAAAAAAGGAGTTCATTATCAAAGATAATCTCGGTTACGGCGAATGGGATTGGGAACTGGTGGCAAACGGTTGGGATGCAGAGCAACTTGAAGATTGGGGGCTTGATATACCCAGCTTTGAAATAGAACCCGAAGCTGAAGCGGTTGAAGATGATTACAGTGAACCGGATGATTTAAAGGTTGATGTAGTTCTTGGCGATTTGATTGAAATAGGTCAGCATAGACTTTTGTGCGGTGATTCTACCGATTCGGATCAGGTGGATAAACTTATGAATGGCGAAAAATGCAATCTTTTAACAGACCCGCCTTATGGTATAAAAGCAAATAAACAAACGCTTGGAACTGGTAAAAAAGAATTTTACAGGGGTGAAAATTGGGACAATGAAATTCCAGATTTTTTTTATGTTTTGCAGTTAACAGATAAATCAATTATTTGGGGCGGTAATTATTTCACCGATAAACTTCAACCAAGCAACGATTGGCTTTGTTGGCACAAAAAAAATGATGGTTTAAGTTTTAGTGAATTTGAATTGGCTTGGACTAATTTGGGTAAAAATTGCAGAATAATTTCACACCACTGGGGAGGAGAAGAAAAAATTCACCCTACAATGAAACCAATTAAAGTGATGGAATGGTGCATTTCGTTTTTAGACAAAAAGCCCATTTTAGATATATTTCTTGGTTCGGGCTCTACAATGGTCGCAGCACACCAACTTAACCGGAAATGCTACGGTATGGAACTCGATCCGAAATACTGCCAAGTGATCATCGACCGAATGGCAAAACTTGATGAAACCCTAAATATTAAAATCAATGGAAAACCATACAAAACAAAAGCTGATTAATTACTACACTGAACTCGAACAAATAGCAATCGACCCAGTACACAAAGCGTACGCTGGTTTGATGCTTTATCGACTTAAAAGGGATATTAAATTAAGTTTCTTTAAAAGTTCAAAGCCGATATACGACCCGTCAAAGAAAAAAATGTACGAGAACATTCCGCACGCTGCTAGAGCATACGGTGTGTCAGATTCAACGATAGAAAGGAATTTCGAACAATATGGTTTCGTAAGAATTTAAAAACGTGGAAAAGCCTCTACAAAAGTATTGGCGTAATTTTTGAATAACTTTGCGTTATGAACCATCAAAATCCAACACTCAAAAAAGCAATGCTGGAAGCCCTTGAGAAATCTTTGGGCGTAGTTTCAACCGCAGCTAAAATTGTTGGCATAAACAGATCAACTCATTACGACTGGTTGGTGAATGATGAAGAATACGCTCAGGCGGTTTCAGATATTGAAAACGTAGCCTTGGACTTCGCAGAATCAAAGCTGTTCAAGAATATCGAAAAGGCTAAAGAAGCCAGCGTATTTTTTTACTTAAAGACAAAAGGCAAAAAACGAGGCTATATTGAACGTCAAGAGATTCAACACGAAGGCGATATAAAAAGCACGATCATTGAATGGAAGCCAGCAGACAAAGAAGAACAGTAGAACAGAAATGCAATCGCCAATTTTACGATTTACTCAATTCCACTAAACGCTTCAGAGTTCACCAAGGCGGAACGCGCTCGGGTAAAACCTATGCCATTTGCCAATACATTGCCTACCTCATCACTTCATCACCTAAGCCGCTTACCATTTCGATCATTCGTAAAACACTACCAGCACTCAAAGGCTCGGTGATGCGCGATTTGATTTCACTGCTTGAGCAAACGGGAATCTATTGGCAAGGCGAACACAATAAATCCAGTAATGAATTCACCTTTAACGGGCATTTAATCGAGTTCTTGTCGATTGATGATAGCCAAAAGATAAGAGGGCGGAAGCGTGATATAGCCTTTTTAAACGAGGCGAACGAACTGACTATCGAGGATTTCCGCCAAATAAATATGAGAACAACCGATTCAGTTATAATGGACTTTAACCCATCAGATCCGGTACACTGGATTTATGAGGAAATAATACCGCGCGAGGACTGCGATACTTGGATAACGACTTACAAAGACAACAAATTCCTTCAGGCGGATATTGTCAAAGAGATTGAGCGGATGCGCGAGCGTGATCCGGACTATTGGCGCGTCTATGGTGAAGGGCAGCAAGCTGTATTCTCTAAGCGACAGATTTTTGGTAATTGGACTTTTATTCCGCGATCAGAGTTTCCGCAGTTCAATGACGTGGTGCTTGGA